CTGCTGTTGGGCGGCGTTCTGGAAGCCCGCACGCTGTGCGGCCATGTCGGCCTGCAGCTTTTGCTCCTGGCCACCCTGCGCAGTAATACCCAATCGTGTGTCGGTCAGTTGGCGGTTGAACTGATCCATCGCGGCCTGATAGCCGGGAGAACCCGGCATCATGCCCTTGTCGGCAAGCTGGGCGTCCAGGTTGGCGCGGTCGCGCTGCAACTGCGGGTCCATGCGCTGGTACAGCGCCTGCTCGACCCGGTCGCGCTGGGTAGCCGCGTCACCTACACCGTAGTCCGTCGTGATCGCACCGGCATCACCAAATGTGGTCTGCTGCAGGCCACCCGGATTGTAGGCACTCAGTGGATCGCCAACGTTGAAATCTGCGTTGCCGGCATTTGGCGCCGCCCCCACAGCAGGTGCGCCAGGCGTGGCTGGCGTGCCTGGGATCATCGGAAATCCAGCGGTGCGTCCCTCGGCCTGACCGAATTGCCGATAGTGTGTAAGTGCGAAAGCGTTGGGATCTGATCCGGACGCCGCAGCCGCTTGCGCCACATCTGGATAAGCCGCGAGATAGGCCTGCGCGTTAAAGTAAGGACTTTGAGTAGCGGGCGTGCCAGGCGTACCGGCGAAGGCGGCCGTTCCTGTGGACGGATTGAACGGCGTGCCAAGCAGGTTGGCCAACATGCCGCTCTGGTTGCTCGCCAAATTGGCCAGATTGGTCTGCGCCGAAACACCAAGATTGCTGAGGTTCTGCTGCGCTGGCGACAAGCTCTGCGTCGCCGTGAAACGCGGAATGTTATAGGTCTGTCCAGTGGTCGGATCGACATAGGTGAATGTCGAGGTTTGATCGTAGGTCAGGCTTCCCTGCGGCGTGACTTGATTCGTGTTGTTCAGATTGGCGTTGGCGATTGCCGTGCCGATGTTCGTACCCGTCTGCGCCGCACCCGTTGCGATGGGATTTGGCGGCTGTGGCGGTGATCCGGTGAACCAGGACATCGTGGCCTCTCAATATTGCTGTGCCATTCCCGGGGGTGGCACCGGCGGCACGGTGGGAGTCGGTGCAAGATCGGGTCCGCCGCCATACGCGTCGGATGGCATCCCGGGCATTAGCCCACCTGGTTGAGGCGGAACGCCAGGTATGCCGGTCGCTGCTGCAGGCATGGCGCTAGGCATCGCACCGGGCATCCCCTGCGGCGGTGGCATGCCCTGCGGTGGCAATCCGGGGAGTCCGCCCGGCGCCGCGCCGCCGGGCATGGGACGTTGCTGCTGCAACCCGGGCACCCGCAATGCAGGCGGCGGGTTCTGAACACGCATGAGGGCCTGCGCAATGCGATTGCGTGCATTGCCGGCCGCGCCAAAGCCTACCGGGGTTTGATTATATCCGTATGCCATCACGCCGCCTCTCTCATTACAGCCGCGGGTCGCCTGTTAAAGCGACATTCTTCCCACGCCTCGCGCGTGAACAGACAAGTCACACAGTCGCGATTCTCACCGAACCAGCGCGGCACTCTGACGAACATGTAGCCGCCGCGCGCGAGCTGCTCGAGCAGCCGCTCATTATCGGCGGGCGTATGCTGCACGATCATCTGCACGCCGAGTTGATCGAACGGATATCCGTACATGCGCCGGATCGTCTCGCGCGTGAGCCAGCGCGATCCCGGCAGCGCCGCGCCGGTGATCTCGATCCGCCGGGCGACCTCGTCATAGTTGTGATAGACGATTCCGGCGATGAACTTTCCATCCGCGTCCGCGATGCCGATGGCCGTGTAGTTCTCAAAGCCTCGTCCACGAGCATGCGGGATCAGCTGCGCAACCGCGCGCGCAACAACCTCATCATGCCCGTAGATATAGCGGAGCATTAGTCACCATCCCCGGCACCGGGACCACTGTCGCCGCCGCCCGGACCGCTTTGATCGCCGCCACCACCTTCAAACCCGCCGCCGGCGTCCAAGCCAAAACCACCCGCTCCAGCCTCGTTCGCGCCACCGCTGACAGGGCCGCCGCCCGTGACAGCGCCTCCCTCACCGCCAGACATGCCGCCAAAGCCCTGGCCTATGGAGCTGCCGCCCTCGAAGCCCATGCCGGTGAGGCCGCCCATGGCGCCCATAGCGCCGGCAGGGCCGCTCCCGAACATGCCACCGGGACCAGACATGTCACCACCGGCCTGCTGGGCCGCCGCCGCCGCTATGGCTGCATTTGCAGCTTGCTCAACCGCGGCATTGAAGCCGGGGTCGCTTTCGAAAGAGCCGCCGCCAACAGTTCGGCCACTACCAGCAACTTGACCTCGCCCTGCCGCCAAGGCCGCCGCCGCGGCCTGTTCGACTGCCGCATTGAAGCCGGGATCGGTAAGATCTATGGCTGGTTGATTACCCAAGGCGGTAAAGCCCTGCGATGTGCGGTCATTTGCGGAAAGATCGACGGGGAAGCCCTGCGTGACCATGTCAGTGTTTGACATGGGACTTCCAAAGATACTGAGCCCAGGAGATCCGAGCCATCCGACAGAATTTACCGATGGTGTAGCGGCGGCGATAAGTCCAGCGGTCGGTGTACCAGTCACCGGTGCGGCAGCAGGAGCAGGCGCGCCTGCAAACGGACCTCCAACCACCGGACCTCCTCCCAAATTCATCCCGCCCTGCGACACTGCCTGTCCGAGATCGCCAAGAATGCCGACGCTGGTCTGACCGGGAGTGGCGGGAGCACCGGCGAGACTGGTGAAGCTGCCCTGCGAGGAATTGCCAGAAACATCGCGGCCTACCGTCGCGGCAGCAGCCTGCGCAGCGGCCTGACTGCCTGCATCAAAGCCAGTCGCCGCATCGACTGGATCACTCGACTCCGGACTGATTTGATAACTGTAAAACGGAGCAGATGCTGCAGCTTGCTGCTGCTGCTGCGCCATCAACGCGCGGACAATCGCTTCACGCGGATCAACATCCGGCCCGAACAATTCGCTGAATGGCATGCTGCTCTCCTATACGTTGACGCCGGCGCGCTCGTAGGTCGCCGCAATCGCAACGAGTTCCACGTCAGGTCTGGCCTGCTGCGCGACAGTCACTTGCACAATCGGCGCATGACTGAATCCAGTCATGCCGATGGACACCCACATCGTGTTGCGATTGGCGGACTTGCCAGCTGCCGGCGCATCCCAATGTGCCGAGTCCCACAATCCCTCGTCCCAGACGTCGAGAAGCCCCGGATCGGGACCAGGTGGAGGCGGCGGTGGAATCGTGACGATCAAGTCGGTCGTCGCCGAAAGTTGCGGCTCGAACGGCTCGACCGGCGGCGATTTGAAGATCGCGCGCGCCTGATGCCACACGGCATTGGCGGACCCGGATTGTAGAATCTCCCAGCCGCCAACCAGCGTGGCGACGTAAGGCCTGCCATCGTCATAGCCGGTTCGGTCGGCCTGCATGATGATGCCATCCTGCGTGCCGAAGAAGAAGTCCGCGCGCAGGCGGATGAAACACATCGCATCCCATCCGACACAACGCGCGAACGCACCGGTCGTGTTGTTTGTGGCGAGACAGTAGCGCTGGCCAGGAGGGCCGCCCGGGAACGTGATGAAATTGCCGCCGTACTCGTCCCACTTCTTCATCGTCCATGGGAACTGCCGTTTCGCATTCACTTCATCGCGCCACATCGGCTTGATGGCGCGCGTGATCAGCGCTAGCTCGAGCTCGCCCGCGCTTTTGGTGATGGCTTGCGAGACCGGCACGATACCGTCGACCGTCAGGATATGCAGGTCACCGCCGACATTATCGTGCGCGTTGATGCCAAGCGGTGGGGAAATCTGATATCGGCCTTCCTGCGTCCAGTTGTTCGGATCGGCCGGATTGTTGCCGGTGAAGATCAGCAACTCTCCTTCCGACGTCCCTATTACGAGCTTATCGTCTATTCCATCGCCTGCATCAATTGACCAACTCGCCATAAACATCAGGTAGCCACCGTGTGTGGCTGCACCCGACATCGGAATCTCGATTAGTTGTCCGCCGATGCTGTTGGTGTTGGGCAGATACCAGACGCTCATCGACTTGGTCTGGATGAAGAACAGCCGATTGCGATACTTGCAGACGTAACTCAGGTTGGAGCCATTCACGACCGCACTGCCAGGCGGACCCGTAATCCACGAGGCGCCATCGGACGCCGTGTCTGCCGCCCAATTGCCCGGATGCGCAATGCGATCCGCCGAGAACGTGCCCGTGGCAGCACTCGTATGATTGACCAAGACCTTCCAGTAGGTGTTGTCCGTCGTGTCGAGCGCCCTGTTTCCAACCACATAGGCAAATCCGTTCGCCCAGGCTGTTGGCGGCGTGCCGTTGAGCGTGACCCAGCTCGTGCCGTTGAAGCGCAACGGATAGTCGCCGGTCTCATTCACGGCGATGAGCCAATAGCCACCCTGGTTGGAGAGCTGGGCAGCAGAATAATTGCCGCTGGTCTGGCCGCTCTTGACCAGTACCGGCGTCGTGTTGGTCACGTCGAACAGCTTGGTCTGCTGGCCGGCAAACATGCGTTGCTGGGTGCCGCTGACATACTCGAACGCCGATACGACCGGTGATCGCGTGATCGTCGTATTGGCAGTCCAATAGGTCGGATGTGCGATACGATCCGCGGCAAATGTTCCGGTCGCCGCGCTGGTGTGATTGACCGCAACATTCCAGAATGTGCCATCAGCCGCGTCGTAGGCCGTGTTCCCAATCGTATATGCATGAGCAACGACCCATGCCGGCGCGTCGAGCGCGTGCAGATCGCACCAGCGGATTGTTCCGCCGCGCAACTTCACACCCCGCATTGTCGGAATCCAGTTGTCGCTGACAATGCAGGCGCCAGGTCCTATAAACGCATCGTTCTCATTCTGGATGATGCCGCGGGTCGGCGCCGGGATCGTCGTGAGTGCAAGGTTCTGCGCGTATTGCCCCGGCACCGGCTGACGACGGAATGCCTGGTGGACACTCATGGTGTCGGCGCCGGCCACGGATAGGCAATGCGCCGACCGAACTGCGAGGATGGCATGCTGTCAATGATGGTCGGCGCCGGCGAGTCGGCACCAACCTCAACCTGCAGCGCATCGCTGTAGGTGCCCATATCCTCGGCGTAGGGCGATCCTTTCTGCTGTTTCCAGTTGAAGGTCATGCCCAGCTTCAGCAGACGTTCGTCCAGCACAAAGCTGTCGCCGTCCGCCATGAAGCGATCACCACGGCCACCACTCGCCAGGTTGATGCAGTTGCGATTGAGGTAGGCGAACGTCGCCGTAACGCCGGTGCCCATGACCGGCTCGATGTGGATCTGATTGCCGTAGATTATCCACTCGCCCCATGCGCTATTGTAGCCGCGAGCACGTCGCTGCATCCACTCATTGAGATCGGGATAGAAGGCCATCGGTTGCAGCGCCGATGTCGAGCGCCAGACATCCGTCTTCAGCAGCATGCGCTTATAGTCGGCGGGGAGATTGAAGGCCTTCGTCACTCCGTCGCCGTTGAAGATCACCATTGACTTGAGCGCCTGCCATTCGCGCGTGTTGTAGGCAATGCGCTGCGCCATCTCGTTGGCATTGGCGAGCATCTCGAACATGGTGCGGTTGGAATTGATCGCCGCAAACACGGAACTCGGCATCTGTACGCCGACAGCCGCGGTTACGCTCTGCACCGTCGAGATGAGCGTCATCAGGCCACCTTGCTGGGCCGGTGATCCATTGCCATTCGCTCAAGCACTTTGCGGTTGAGATTGCCCTGCGGCGTGTGTCCGCTGTGAACGCGGATGAAGTCACGCAGCTGATCGTCGGTCATGTCGGCAAACTCGCCGGTGCCGTTCGACGCAGGCGGTGCAGCCTTGCGGGCGCTCGCGAGATCCTCCTCGAGCAATCGATTCTTGATCTCCGCGGCTTCGAGCCGCTCCTTCAATTGCATATCCGGCGCGTTGCCCTTGCTCGCCTCGATGTACTCGAGCGCCTGGTTCTTCATGTCACGGCCGCCGTGACCGAGATTCTTGAGTTCCTGGCCATCGATGGCGGCGAGCTGTTCGACAACGTAGATGTTCTGCGCCCGCAGTTCAGCGCGACGCGCCTCGGTCAGGAACGGCGCCTCGGCCAATGGCGTGCCAGCCTTGGTCTGCGCAACGTGTTCCTTGAACTGGCGATACTGTTTCGAGAACCGCTCCGCATAGGTGTACGGCACCTGCTCGCCGGAAAACTGATCGGTCTTCCATCCCGCAAACGCGGTCGCCGGAAACGGTTGCCAATCACGCCGGCCAGGAAAGCGGATATCGCAATACTCCACATCGTCGTGAATTGGGCGCCCTGCCAGCTTGCTCTTGGCTGGATTTGGCACCGAGCCATTGCGGAATGTCACAATCAGTGAAGCGTCG